CTTCCGGGGTCAGCGTCGACAAAATGTGTTCGTCAAGTTCGGGGGGCATATCACACTCCTGCGTGGTAGTTAAGAAAATCAAATTCGGGTTGTTTTGACCCGTTTACGGTTATCGATAGGCAAAGAAAAACCGCCCTGGTTAATCCTCGTCGGCGGCCACACTGGCAACATCCAGCATCTTTTGTTTGGCCAGCGCGCGCACCTTATCCATGCGCTTTTTGTCGGCCTCGATCTTTTTGGCTTCCAGCAACGTGTTCAAGTCGCTCTCGGTGCGCCAATCGTTGTCAGACGCTGCTGCTATTGAGTCACTTCTGGCCATGGTCAAACTCCAAAATAGATAAAACTGGAAGGCCTGTAGCGTGGCATCCTTGCCACGTCAGGCGGGCGTCTTGTCGGGCACAGTGTCAGCCAGCAGTTGGGTAATTTCGCCCATGCGATCTTCCAGCGCCGTGATCTGCTTGTCATTGCGCGCCTGAATCTCAGCCACTTGCAGTTTGGTCGCAGAGTCAATGCGCGCCACTTCCAGCTTGGTGTCGGCATCCTTGTTGATCTGCATGGTCCGGTTCGCCAGGTCGGTCTGCGCCTTGCGCAACTCAGCAGACAGTTGGTCAATCTGCTGTGCTGCCTGGGTTTGGATTTGGCGTACCTGGCCTTCCATGGCCGGGTCGCCCTGCCCTGCCCCCAACTCAGCCATGATCTTCTCAGCCTGGGCATTGATCAGCTTCACCTTGGCGCGCTGTTCTTCCAGGGCGGTCATGGCGGTTTCGCGCTGCAGTTGCAGTGCTTCGGCCTGCTGTTGCATTTGCTGCTCCTGCTGCTGGGCCTGCTCGGGTGTCATTTCCTTGTTGGGGTCCTGCTCACCCGTCAGTTGCCTGATCTGGTCGGCAATCTCATCCTTGTTGGGTAAGTCGCTGAACTCCATGGCCATGCGCAGCAAACGCAACGCGATTTCAGGCGCCAAGCGGCCGGCAATCTGGTTCAGTTGCTCAAACATCACCTGGCGCATGGTGCCGTTGTAATCCTGCTCGGCCACCACAAAATCAGCCGCCGTGGCCGTGATGTCATTGAGGTAGCGCGTTGTGCCATCGGGTTGGAGTTCGGGCGTGTTGATCTTGACCCACTCCACCGCGCCACGCGCACCGGTCAGGCGCACCACTTTCTCGTCGGTGTAAAACTGCTCAGTCAGGCTCAGTTGCTTCTCGCCCTGCACTTGCACCGCCAGGCGCAAATTGTCGAAGGGCTCGGTCGTGACCACAGAACCCTGCAGTTGCCGGGCCTGAATCGCCAGGCCTGACGTGGCATTGGTTTGCCGGCCCAGGTTCTCGTTGCTGATGCCTGATGCACGCTGAATCGTGCTCTGCGCCAGCGTCATCATGTTGATCTGGCCACTGGCCATTTCCGAGTCGCGCCGAATCTCGATGGACTTGCCCGACTTCTTCACGATCATGCCGTCCGGGCGGTCCACCTCGTCGCGCAAGGTGTTCCAGTCATCGACGGCGCCCTCATCGGCAATCACCTGGTTCGTGTTCATCAAGAACAAGGCCTTGCTGGCGCGTTTGTTCAGGTCTTGTTGAATGTCACGCACCCGGCGAATGGCGCCATAGGGCAGCCGGTCCTTGCCGCGGCGATAGCACCAAATCGGGGTCAGACTGTAGCGGTTATGGCGGTAAATGCTGGCGCCCATGGAAATCATGGAGGCTTCGGTGAACACGGCAAAGTGCGTGCGCATCATCACCTTCTCGATCACCGATGCGCCGCTACTCTGCAGGTTGCTCTGCATGGCCAGGTCTTGTTCGTGCACAAACTGGCCTTTCAAGGGGCCATCGGCCACGATCTTGACCTGTGTTGGCTTGCGGTACTGGCACTCGATCAGCTTGATCTGCGAACGGCGCACATCATGGCGCGAGTAACTGCCGGCAGCCACCAGGCGGCCACTGTGCTCGGGGTCGCTGTTGGCGTCATAGAAGCCGGTCGCGTCATCCTCGTCGTACTCACGGTTGCCGCTGTCATTGCAGGCGGCGTGAATCTGTTCTTTGCGGTCCGGGAACATCATCAGGGCAATGTCCTCGTCCACCCAGCGCCAACGAAATACGTAGCGCGCGTCACTCAGGTCCAGGTCGTAGGCGGCCGAGTCCCAGAGCACATTGCGCCAGTCCTCGTACTTGCTGTAAATGATGTCCTGTGTTGGGTCATCGCGCACCCCGTCATCCAGCCAGCCCACACCCACCTTCACCGAATCGGCAAAGGCACGGGACCGGGTAAACGGCACGCGGTTGATGTCGCTCACGTACTTGAGCACCTTGGTCTTGGTGTCGGCCATGTCCACGTCATCCTCGGTGCGCGGAAACACTTTCCAGTCCACACGCGCGCGGCGCTCGGTGCCAATCAGCCAGTCCACCATCGGCGCGACCTCGTTGTAGACCAAGGGCGATTGCCCCCGGTCCTTGAGGATGGCGGCGTCTTCCGGATCCCATTGCAGGTTGTCGTAGAAATCCTGGTCCAGCGCCATTTCATGCCGGTTTGTGCTCTGCCTGTCACGCTCAAGCAGATACCAGGACATGATCTTGGAGTGCTCCTTGTGCGCGGCTGCAGAGTCCAGGTCACTGCCAGGTGCGGTACCCTTGCCAAAGCTGTCACCCTGCTCCATCAGGTCGGAATAAGTGTCGCCCGTGGCCTTGGTGCGAACTGGCTTTTGTTCAAGCATAAGAAGGCACCTCGTTTTCGACCAAGATGTCCTCGCCGCCGATTTGCACGCCATCGGCCATCACCTTGAGCTCGCCAAACTTGCGGCCCTCGGGCTTGGCCTCTGGCCGGGTCGGAATGCGGATCAGGTCAGGCAGGCCATCGTTGATGATGCCGGCAATACGCACCCAGTTGGTGGTTGACGGCTCAATTCCCAGCACCTGGCAGGCTTTGGGCGCCTGGTGTGCCAGATAGCGCTCATCGTCGTATTTGTAGGCGGCAGACTCGCAGACGATGTACCAGGGCGCATTCTTGCGGAAGGTGGGCACCAGCACCAGGGCGCGCTCATCGTTGACCCAGGTGTAAATGGCGGTGATGTCGCCGTGCTGGCGCGACATCCACGCCTTTGCTGTATCAATGGTAGCGGCCATGGCAATTTCCCCGAGTTGAACTCAAGGTAGGTTGCCATCCTTGCCACGTCACACAGCCATTGCCGAGCCCCTGCGCTTGAATCCACCCGAGGTCGACGCCCCGCGTGGGAACACGTTGCCGCCGTCAGCTTCCTGGCCAAACTGGCGGAAGGCATCGGCACCGTGCGAGTTTTCGTCATGCCTGGGCTGGTCGCGCCAGCAGCCGCGCGTCTTATCCCACTCCTTTTTGTAGTTGGCCAGGCGCTTGAGGCCATCGCCACAGGTGCTCTCGTCAAAGTGGCAGCTTGACCACACATTGCGGGTCGACTGGATCCCCGAGCCAATGTTGGTGATGCGCGGCACCACCTGAAAGCGCTGGCCCGGCATCAGGGTTTCCAGCATTTCCTTGAGGGTCTTGTTGGTGTCGGGTGTGATCCCTAAGCGCCGGTGCTCCGCGTCATGTGGCACGTAATGCGTGCCAAACACCATGCCCAGAGACTGCAGCTTGACCACGTAATGCGACAAATCCTCGCCACTGGCCTCGTAGTAGCGCACAAAGCGGTTCTCCATGCCCACACGCTGGTGAAACCAGATCGCTGTAGCATCACCGCGCCCCAAGTCCCAGAACGTGTTGACCGGTGCGGATTCCAACGGGATCGACTTGTGAATGCGGCCCTGCTTGCGCGCCAGCGCCAGTTGCGCCGCGTAGTAGCAGCCATCGGTCGACACCTGGAACGCCTCTTCCGGCGTGCTGGGGTATTCCTGCCACATCAGCGAGGCATCGCCGCCAAAGTCTGAATCCCGTGTCGCCACCCACCAGGCGCGCTTGGCGTCCGACAACGTGCGACCCATCTTGGACTCGATGTCGTTGAAGTAGATCAGGTCGACCTCGGTGAAGATCACCCCTTCCGGGTCCAACTCGTACTCAGGCGCTTCCCACCAGGCAAAGAAGTGGAAGCGGTAATCCTTGGGCGTCAGCATCACGCGCTTCTGGTGCAGCGCCTTGGAGCGCTCGGTCATGGCGTAAAACTCGCCGTCCTGGCCCTCGGCCGTGGACTCGATCACCAACATACCAGACAGCGGCACGGCCGGGATGGATCCGGTCACCACCTCGCGCGCCTTGTCGGGGTACTTGGCGCAGATCTTGCCAAACTCTGAAATGTGCAGCCGGTGGATGGTGCCCGAGCGCATCGAGGTGGCCACCCGGATGCTGGAGTGGTTGTGAGCAAACACAATTTCGCTTTTGTTCTCCGTTTCAACTGGAAACTTTTCCTTCAGGTAATCAGGCAGAGATTTGTAAGCGAACTTCACTTTATCCCTAAAAATGGACTCTGCCGCCTCTTTGTCCTGCGCGATGATGCCGCAGCGGATCGGATCAACAGAAAACAAAGCTGTGTCAAGCCACAAGATTGAGATCAGCGTCGTGAATCCCAATTGCCTGGCTTTCAAAATCAAATTACGGTTATGCAGTCGTGACATTAGCCTCCGCTGGGCCCGGTTTGGGACAAATGGCAATACCAACACCTCCTCATCGTCATCATCGCCCTTTACGATGATTTTGTAGAGCTTTCCGGATGTGAGCCTCCAGACGCGATCTTTCAGCAGTTTGGCAATGTCATCCAGATTGGATTCTTCCGAATCAATTGTCATCGTCATCGTCATCGTTTGGGATTGAGTGTTTGCCAGGTCCCGCCACATCACCGGTCACCAACTTCAAAAACTCAGCGGCACTAGCGCCTTTTTGCTTGTTGTCAACCTCAAACAGCCCCTTGATCTTGGCCGCATTGGTCAGCGCCGTGTTCTTGTCCCAAAACTTGTACTTGACCCGGCCATACTCATCAATCTCAAAGCCGGCCACCGCGGCGCGTGTTGCCGCGTCGAGCTCGTTTGGCATCAGCACCTTGCCGTTGGCGCCAATGATCCCGCCAATGTCGGACAGTGCAACCCGCTTGATTTCACGCATGATTTCAGCGCCATCAAGCACGGCCGCGTCCGCTGAAAGCGCCTGTAATTCACTCACCCTTGTGGAAACCTTGGTGTTGGCTGCCAACTTGCTCGCGCATTCATGGACTGTTTTATCCTTCCACTTCAACGAAGCCGGATAAGCCTTGCGATACGCATCAGACTGACTCAAGCCAGACGCCACACCCTGCGCAAACAATTCCTGGTGCGGCGTCATGGGTTTGTCACTCATCGCGCGCCCCTTGTCGGCATCGCCAGCTTGGAGAAGCTGCCATCGGCGTTCACCAGGTAGCGGGTTCCGGCGACATCCTTAAACTTCACCACGGACAGGCCATAGCTTTGGATCAAATCCTGGGCACGGTCCAGGCGCCGGCGTTTCCACCAGGTCACAAGGGCATTCATACAGCACCGCCTTTGTTTTGTAATTTCCCAAGATCGCCGTCCTTGAT